CCTTCTGCTATTCTTCTTCTTGACGGTGATTTATCTTATGAAGAACAGCAAAACGCAAAAGAAATCTTTGACGCACAATTTAAAGGAAGTGAAAACCAACACAAGACTCTTTTAGCTTGAGGAATTAAAGACGTTAAAAATCTTTCAATTTCAAATAGAGATATGGAGTTTATCAATCAAAGACATCTTACAACGGAAAAGATTTGTGCATTATTCAGAACACCTAAAGTATTATTAGGATATACTGACGGAGTAAACTATTCAACAGCAGAAAGCCAAACAAAAGATTTTGTCGAAGGAGCAGTTACAACATACACAAATGAATTGGAGCATATTATGAATAAGTGTATGAGTATGTTCTTCCCAAAACTCTTTACGAATTATTGGATTAAGTGTGATTCAATGCAAGTACAGAAAAAAGAAGAAGAATTTGAATCACAAAGAAAGGATGTAATGAATGGAATCAGAACAATCAACGAAATCAGAATTGAAAGAGGACTTGAACCTGTAACAGATGAAAACGCTGATAAATTGTTAATGAATAAAAATGTATCTTTACTTGAAGACATATCACTTGATCCTTCTTTAAATATTGAAGAATAAAATGAGTGTAGGAATAAATTATAGGAAGATTTTATCTTATGAAACATTGCTTAGTACCAGACTCCAAAAAATTTTTAAGAAGCAAGAGAAAGTCTTAATGGAGAATTTACCAGCATTGATAGAAAAATCTTTTAAAATAAATCAGAGCCTTTACAGATTGGAAACAATTTGAGGGGACTTATACAAAAAAGATAATAATTCTGACCCTTTACAGTATTTACGAGATGAAATGGGGATAGGAGAGGAAATCGAAGCTACTCAAAAAGTAGTCGAGAAAGTAGGAGAAAAAGGATACAAGAGACAACGAGAAAGATTTAAAGAAATTTTAATCAATGCAGGATTCGGCTTTTCAATTGCTGAAATTCAAAATTATTCTAAATTATTTGGAGAAACTAACCTTTCTGACTATAAAGGAGCTATAACAAGGACAACAAAAGAGAAAGTGCTAACAACGATTAAGGAGGGGTTGGATAATAACCTCACTTATACGGAGTTATCAAAGGAAATCACCAAAGTGAATAAAGAGTTGTTTTGAGCTAATAGAGCAAAGCTTATAGCAGTAACGGAATTATGAAAAGCTTATGAATATTGAGCACACTTGCCTATTCAGAAAATGAAAGATGCTTGATTTGTTATGATGAAGAAGTGGGAAACTTGCCACGATGCAAGAGTAAGACCAACTCATAGAGATGCAGAAGCAGAGGGGCGAGTTGAAGATGATTTCGTTTATTCTCATTGATATGCTTACGCTTGAAGTGAGCCAAGGTGTAGATGTACGATGTTTTATGAAAGAAAAGATTTATTACATTTAACAGATTTATAATGAGCATTAAACTTAAAAAGGATTCAGATTTCTTTCAGATGAAAGCAAAATCTGTAAGAGAGATTGAAAACTGAATCGAGATTGAAGGATACGCAAGCACAAAAGACAAAGATAGGGGAAAGGATGTAGTAGAGCCTACAGCTTTCAAGAGTGCAATTGCTGGATATATGGAAAATCCTATTGTTCTTTTACAGCACAACCAAGACAAACCAATTGGAGTAGTAAAAGAAGCAACGATAGACGATAAAGGACTCTATATTAAAGCAACTATTACAGAAGATACTGACGGAGTCTTTTCTAAACTCAAAAACGGAGTAATGAGAGCCTTTTCAATAGGATACAGGATTAAAGATTATGAAATCGTTGAAGAAAAAGATTCACAAGGATTTACTGTAGACTATCATCAAACAATTAAAGACCTTGAACTTTATGAAATATCTTTAGTAAGTATTCCAATGAATCCTTACGCATTATCAAAGAGTATCGATGGATGTTTCGAGAAGGAAGAGGAAGTTTTAAATAATAATACCATTGAAATGGAAGAAAACAAAGTAGAAGAAACAGTTGAAACAGAAACAGTGGAAACTGTAGAAGAAGAAACTGTAGAAAATACGGAATCAAGCGAAGCCGTTTCTGAAGAATCAGAAGTAAAAGAAGCAAGTGAAGAAACAGTTGAAGAAGTATCTGAAAATTCAGTTGAAACTACTGAAAATGCTGAAGAAACTGCAGAATCAGAAAGCATTGAAACAAAGTCAATTGAAGTAAACACAAAATCAAGCCTTGAAATAGAGGTTAAAGCATTACAAGAAGAAATCAAAGGATTTCAAGTAATGAGAAAAGAACTTGATGAAACAAAAGAACTCTTAAAAGGAGCAATTGAAGTAATCGCAAGCTTAGAAATGAAATTGAAAAAAGTTGAAGTAAGTAATTATTCTTATGAGCAACCAATTCAAAAAAAGAGTGGGTATGCAAATATTGTAAGCCAACTTAAAAATTAGTTTTATATCTATTTATTTTAAACAATGGACATTAAAGAATTACTTGTTAAAGCAAAAACTCTCGGAGAAGTTGCTGTAGACGAAAAAGAATTTGCTGAATATGAAGCAAAAGCAAATGAAGTTATGAATACAGGAGCTACTAATTTTGGAAAAGAAATTATCCCTACAAACGTTATGTTGGACGATATGTTGGATATGCTTCCTAATTATTCATCTTTAATCAATATCTTCCCAGGAAATCACGGAACAAATATGCCTGTATCTGCTAAAGTTCCTGTAATTGGAGAAGCTAATCTTTTCAAAGGAAATTCAGAATGGACAACAGGAGCTGGAAGTTTCATTACTCCTGCTAATAATGGACCTATGACTGATGAAGTAACTATCACTCAAGGACAATACATTTTGACTGTTTCACTTTCAAAAAGAGAATTAAATTATGGACCTGCACAACTTGAAGCTTTCATTAAAGATAGCATCAATAGAGCAGCCGCAAGAACAATTGACGCTTTAATCCTTAACGGAGATTCAGAAACAGGAGCAACAGGAAACGTTAACTCAGACGATGCAGCACCAACAAGTGGAATCTACTACTTACAAAATGATCACGGAATCAGAGAAATTGCTATCAACAATTCTCAGACTGTAGATTGTGGAACACTTGACGCTGGAGATTTCTTAACTGTTAAAGCACAATTAGGAGAAGGATATCAAGCTGATTTAACAAACCTTGTATATCTTACAAATGCTTCTACTTATAATAAGATGTTGGCACTTTCAGAAGTTATCACAATGGATAAATTCGGAGCAGATGCTACTATCGTAAAAGGAGCATTAGCTAAAGTATTCGGAACAGATATCGTAGTAGTAAGAGACTTCCCTAATACAGAAGCAGACGGAAAAGTTTCAGCTACTGCATCAAACAATACTAAAGGAGGATTCGCTTGTGTTTATAAACCAGCTGTACAATATGGATTTGGACAACCTCTTGAAATCGATGCTTACAAAGTTCCAGGAAAAGGAGTTGACCTTGTAGCTACATTCGAATTTGGATTTGCAATCGCAAACAATGTAGCAGGACTTGGAAAGACTGTAGCAATGGGAATCAATGTAACATTATAGTAAAATTCCTTAAAGGGAGGGGAAAGATAAACTCCCTTCCCTTATTTATTTATATAACAAAAGTAAAAAATGCTTTTAAGAAATGTAAGTGGAGCTACTCAAAGAGTAACGACTATTGAAGGTAAAAAAGATATTAAAGATCAAGAAGTCTTTAAAGTAACAGCAGTAAAAGGAGCAGAATTGAAAAGAAATTATAAAACTATTTTTGCTGAAGTAGAAGCAGAAGAAGTAGAAGTAGAGAAAAAACCTTTAAAATCTAAAAAATAGAAACAATGTATGCAAGTCTAACTTTATTTAAAAACTATCTTTGAATTGATGCAAGTGATACGTCAAGTGATGATATACTTACTTTTTATCTTAATAGTGCTAATGCAATTATTAACAAATATTGTGGAGTAAAATCTTTTGATAAGACACAATATGAAGAAGTAGTTTTTGTTAAAGATTGAAGCTTGTGAAATGTTGCTATTTATCTGAATAATAAACCTGTAATAAGTATCGATTCTATAGCTTGAAATACTTATACAGGAGTTAAAGGTACAGATTACCTTGTAATCAATGAAAGAAAAGTAGTTTTAAATATTCCTAATGATTCAAAGCTTATTTATGGATATTTACCAATTGTCTATACTGCTTGATACGATAGAACAACTTGAAATGAT